ACGCTTTTGAGTATCGTATTCAACACCTCTGTAAACGACTTTAGACATTAGGTTTTCTCCTTAGTTTTTTAGGTTAAAGAGCGTTCCTTCAGTCGGCTTTTGCGTCTATTTTACACTCCTTTGGAGCAATCTGTTTGATTTCCCAAATCAAGTCATTTTTTGCTTGTTTTGGAATATCAACTTTATAAACTCTTCCAATCATTAACTGTGCTTGTAAACAAGTTAATAAGAGTGTTTCCATAGATGAACGATCCGTTCCGAGTCGGCTTACTTCCGTCCTATTCAGTTTAGCACTTAAGTCTCACAACATCCTTTCGGAGTTCTGATAGCAATCGGTCTTCTTTTCTTTGGTCTACTACATCGTCGTTTTTAACGATGTCCATTAGTTCCCACGCTGCGTCACAACTTATTGTCACTTGATTTGATTTGGCAAGTTGAGGCGTAGAGATAGAAAGAAGTGGAACCCATGCTAAAAGCAAAAGTGCCTTAGACATAGGATGAACGTTAGAGGGATATTATACCTCTATTCTTCTTATATATACAAGTTTTATGTTGAAACAGTAACAATAGATACAAAAATGTATCCATATTATACTAAAAAGAATGAAGATTTATGAAAACCCTCACGCAAAGAAATTTTGCCGGGAAATTTTCCCCCGATATGGGAAACTACTTCCGCTTTTTGGTTTTGGGTGCTTGATAACCCCAGGTCTTTGGATTGTATCGACCATATCCAAAGTCAATACTCTTTAAGTTTTCACGAAACTTATCCCAATACATATCAAACAAACGAGTTCTTGTTCCTCTAGTTAGGTCATAACAAACTTCTTCGTCTACAAGATATTTTACAATGTAAGCATCATTCGGTGCTTCTTTGGTGCAGACATCAGCATATGAACCATTTTCAATCATAATTTCACAACTGTAGCGTGACTTGCAAGTTTCTTTTTCTGCTGATGTCCAATGATCCATATGCTTTTCCTGTGTTTTTTCAACAACTTGACTCACGAACGCCCTCCCCAAATAATATCAGGGAATGCTTGCGAAACAACATCTTTACCAATTTTGTACTTGGTTTCAAGTTTCTTATCTTTAACAAGGCAAACAATTTCTGCCTCAAGAGGATGAAGACCTTGAAGAAGATTGATAAACATTGTTTCTCTGCGAAGAGAACTCAGACTATCATTGCCACCTTTGACAAAGTTATAAAACTTTTGATACTCTTTGCGAATCGAAGAGCGTCCTTGATCCTGAGAACCAAGAGAGTTAGTTCCAAGTTCTTCCATCTTATCAACTGCATCAGCAATCTTCTCACTCAGAGTTCCCTTGAATGAGTCCATCTCATTTACCGCAGAGTATGGAACATCGCCAGGAGGAAGTGCTGATTGAATGGTCTCATCAAAGTTCCAAATGAACAGTGTTTTCAGACAAGGATGAGCATACTTTTGAAGTGCTTCTACTTTCTTAACAGTGCTCTTTTGTTTTGCAGCAACATTCAGAATTTCAAAAACAAAAGGATTTGCTGGAAGGTCTGGAATCGGTGCTTCTGCAACTTTTGCTTTTGGTGCTGCTGGTTTTTTTGTTGCGGTAGTTTTTGCTCTACTCGTTGTCGCTGTCGTCTTCTTCGTCGTAGTCATGATAGTTTTCAAAATTAAATGCGATTACTTCGTCAGGTATAAGATTACCTTGCTGGTCAAACATCTCAGGATGTGGTCTTGGAATCTCCCGATAGTTCATCATGTATTCTCTTGCCACCCAACCTGCCATTACTCCCACTATAAGAAACAATACGGTTAGAAAGGAACCGAATACTAGACTAACTGCTAACATTTCTTTTTCTCCGGGAAACTACTTTTTTCTTCCTTGACTTTAAGGAAAATTCAAAATAGATAGTGACTTCCCGATTGAGAAAGCAAACTATCTTTTCAAAGATAATATGAAATGGTTGAGTCTGCTTTCTTTTACCTCCATTAAGAATGAGTTCAATGCCACGATTAAAGTGGTCTTCAGGTTTATTTATGTTCGTATCAGACGATTTGGTTTTCTTTGAGGAATTTGATTGTGTCAACGGATCCTCCAATCTTTTTATCATCACAAATTACCTGTGGAAAAGTAGAACCTTCTCCAAACTCAGAATAAAATTGTTCTCTTGTAAAATCTTCACCTAAAGTATAGACCACAAATGACTGTTTTGTCAACTCCAATACTTCTTTAACCTTAGTGCAATAGGGGCAATCGTTTTTACTATAAACAGTGAACTTCATATTTCTTTAGATACGCTTAATAATTTATAAGAAAAAAGGAGGGCATAAACACCCTCCTCATTATACCACCAACTCACCTCTCCCACCACAGAGAGGGTCTTCATTCCCAAAGTTACAAGGATGTTGAAGACTTGAATATTATAAGGGATTCTGAGTCAGGTGTCAAGGGTTGACAAAGTATAATTTTGGGTCTAGACTCTGCTTTGTGGCGGTTGAAGATAAGTACTATGATAAATTTAAAGACGTTGCTTGTACTTCTTCGTTTCTTTGTGCTGCTGTTTTGACTAGACCTTCTTCATAAGCCGCTAGAACCATATCATCTTTGTTGATAACAGTAATGGGTTGATTGCTTTCTAGTTTAGTCTTGACATACAAGTCACATATTTCGTCAATCGCAATGCGAGCACGGTTAGTTGCTACGTTTGTAATCCAAAAATCTACATCAGCAGCAATGTATTCCATTGCCTTCTGTTCTGCTTCTGTTAAAGTAACTGTGTAGTCCATATTGAGTCTTTTTGAGTATTTATTATCCTAAAAGGTATCCGCAAAACCAAGCATAATAAACCGCATAACCACTAGCTCTACGTCTTGCTGATACAGTATCACCAGCAGTCAAATTCATTATTTGTGTGTTAGTTCCGGGTTGATATACAACACCATAATTCAACATATTATTTGGGTATACGCTACCATTTTTTACTAAATTTACAAAATGAGAATTAGTATCTTCTGTTGAGAATGAAAATGAGAAAAAATATTTTCCAGAAATTGGAGCAGTAAAAAGTCCAGTAGTTGTACTAAAATGATTTCCTACATTATGATCCACATTACTACCAAGATATATCTCTGGGGTTGTTGAATTAAAAGTAGCTCCATGAACCATAAATGATGGTTGAGAAGGTAGAGTTAATCTACCAGAACCATCAATAGTTGCTCTGACTGACGCATTACTTACATCAACAAAACGAAGAGATGGTGTTGATGTATTGCCATAAACATCAATATACCAACCAGTTGCATTATCAGTTGCTCTACCAAAACTTACTTGTCCACCCTCTTGAGATGCATCAACTCTACCTGCTTTGATTTCTCCACCAACAACTTCAAGTTTTTGTGATGGGACTGCGGTTCCTATACCAATATTAGCACTACTATCAATTCTTAATGCTTCTACACCACCTTCAGCAAAGGCTATAGTATCAGCACTCGGAAAGAATATTCCGGTGTTTGAATCGCCTGTTGGTGTTATGGACGGAGCACTAGCACTACCGGCAGCAACGGTTGTAACACCACTATTTGTAATGCTTGTGCCAGATACTGAACCTACTAACGTTACACTTCCAGTCGCAGTTCCAATCGCAACATTGGTGCTGGTTGATGGTAATATCTGGTCTACACGAAGATTACTCGCCATAGTGTGAGTTTTTTAGGTATTTATTCGGGAAGTTGTGCTGCTGCTTCTTCGTTTCTTTGTGCCACTGTTTTGACTAGACCTTCTTCGTATGCCGCTAGAACCATATCAGGTTTGTTAGTTGCGGTGATGGGTTGATTACTTTCTAGTTTAGTCTTAACATATAAGTCACAGATTTCGTCAATAGCAATTCTTGCCCTATTAGTCGCAGCGTTAGTGATCCATTCGTCCACATCAGCAGCAATGTATTCTATTGCCTTCTGTTCTGCTTCGGTTAAGGTAATTGTATAATCCATATAAAGTCTTTTTGAGTATTTATTACACTATTATCCTAATAAAACCCCACTAAATCCACTATATGATGGTCCATAAATACGCAAATTATTATCTCTAGCAAATAAACTAACATAATCATTTACTGCTAATTGCAATAGAATACTATTAGATCTGCCCCTCTCTGCACTCATATACATTCTTGCTTGGGCAGTTGCGTCAGTACCATTAATAGCAAATGTGAGAGATCCTGACTGATCTGTTTCAGTTAGAACTGTAGTTGTAAATAAATACACTCCTGCTACAGGTGCTGTAAATCTACAAGTTGTAGTATTATAATGTGACCCAATATTATATGTTGTAAAAGTAAATTTTGTTATTTCTGCATTCGCCGAATAAGTAGTATAGCTGCCATCACCATATGCTTGAAAGGCTGGTTGAGAAGGTTTTGTTACTCTACCACTTGAATCTATACGAACTCTTTCTGATCCATTTGTATCAAAACGAATAAAACTATTCTCACGATTGCGAATAATAAAACTACCATCATCATTTAATGTTATTTCAGATCCATCGGAAGCAGAGCTTCCAGTATTGTTGTTCGTTAAATGAACAACTGGATATGATGGTGCTGATACGTGTATAGTAGTTTCATTTCCGTTTCCAGTTGGGTTATTCGTTCCTATACCCAAACGACCACTACTATCAAACCTACCTACTTCAACACCACCTTCTGCAAACGCAATGGTATCAGCACTCGGGAAGAGGATACCGGTATTTGAGTCGCCACTTGGACTTATAGGGGGAGCACTAGTGCTACCGGCAGAAACTACAAGACCACTAGAAAACGTAGCAATACCAGAAGAATTAACAGTTCCAGTAACATTACCAATCAAGTTACCCTGAATGTTACTACCAAAAGTAACCGTAGAAACTCCAGCGTCTGCTTGTATGTTATTAACAACTATCTTGCTAGTCATACGATTCTCCACTCTCCTTGTACTGTGACGGTGTAACCACTACTGACTGTTACCGTTCCGGCAGTGACTCCATTGGTTCCTGCTGGTATCGTCACATTCTCATCAATCGTGTTCTTGTTTGCTTTAATCACACCATAAGTATCTAGCCACTGTGAGGCACCATTCGCACTGATGATGTCTTTAAAGTCAACGGTGCTTCCAGTTTGTGAGCGAACGGTATTAACAATTAAAGTTGTCATACAATCACCCACTCACCAAGTTGTGTGACGGTATAACCATCGGCAATCGTGATGGGACCAGCAGAAAGTCCATTGGTGTCTGCTGGAATTGTGATGTTCTCAGCGATGGTATTACGATTGGTCTTGATGACTCCATAAGAATCCACCCATTGCTTATCACCATTTGCGGTGATTTGGTCCTTGAACTCTGTTGTAGAGGTCGTGGAGTCAATGATGTTAGCTTTGAGTGTGCTCATTGGAGGTTTTTAGGTATTTATAGACCAGCGGCATCTAAACGTGCTTGAAGTTCTGAAATGATAGTTTGCTGCTCTTGAATAGCTTTAAAAGCAACCGCAACTAAACTTCCATAGTCTAGACCCTTATATCCTGTTGCCCCATCACCAGTTGATACAACTTCAGGAATAATTTCCTCAACTTCTTGAGCAATAAATCCAATGTGAGTCTTATTATCACTATTCATTTCATAATGTCTTGGTACTAAACTTAAAGCAGTTGTTAACCCATATCCTATTGGTCTAATATTTTGCTTGAGTCTTTCATCAGAAGCATTAGTCCATGCTCCAGCAGAACTTAAATATCCTTCATTTGTACCATTGTAAAAATAAAGATTACCAGAGGAGTTCGTATATATTGAACGATACACACCAGATGTACTATCTCTAACTCCTATTCCAGCTTGAGAACCTACAACTTGAAGGACGGCATAAGGACTATAACTACTAAAAGAACTATATGTTCCCCCAGTGTTGGATATAACAACCATACCAGCATTGTTACTGTCTGATATACGAAGTTTTTCTGTGCCTCCTGCCCCAAAGTTTAAAATATCAGTAGCGTGTTGATAATTTACCCATCCTCGGTACTGTGATGCAGATGCTGAATTATCACCAAACTGAACCCAGGAATTGCCATTTGTTGGATTTGCCCATAGTTGTAAACCTCCAGAAGAACCAGAAGCAGTTGATCCAACAGAAATTGTTTGAGTTCCAGCATTACTATCAACAGTATCACCAATATGAACATCATAAGATCCAGCAGGCATTTGTAAATGACCACTTGAAGATATCCGAACTCTTTCAATATTATCAGTTCCTAAAATTAATGGTCTAGAGGATCTACCATTTATAGCAAAATGATCACTATCTCCTCTTGTTGGAGATCCAAAAAGTTGATATGCAGAACCTATCTCACCAATTGTTGTTCCATTTGTTTGCCACTGTAACCATCCACCCGTTGTTCCACCAATATTAACCAAAATAGATGGACCATAAGATAAAGATTCTGGTTGAAAAATTTTTAATTTTGCAGTACTACTAGAAAATGTTGTGGATCCTATACCAACAGAATCATTAATATTGAACGTCCCAGCACTAATATTCGCAGCGTTTATCGTGACTGTCTGACCGCTTCCGACTGGTTGTATACGATTAACATTCAGAATACTCATTTGAGTTTTTTAGGTATTTATGATGGGTAAGCGATGATAACGATACCAGAACCACCGGAACCAGAAAGATATCCACCATTCCAAACTCCTCCTCCGCCGCCGCCAGTTCCCATTGTTCCAGAAGTAGCATTAGTATTAGTACCAGCTCCTGGAGCGCCTCCACCCAATCCACCACCAGCAGCTCCTGGACCAGTGCCACCGCCGCCGCCACCTGCATAATAAGTAGCAGTTCCAGAAATCGTTGATATTAAACCATTTCCACCAAGACCAACTGGACCAGCAGTACCTGCGGCACCTGCTCCTCCTCCTCCTCCACCGCCACTAGCACCGGCGCCGCCAGCACCATTATTACCTTGTGGTGGTGATACTGGTGGGGTATTTCCAGAACCTCCAGTAGTTCCTGGACGACTTGATCCTCCACCACCAGAACCACCAGGTCTTCCATTATAGTTTGGGGTTGATGGATTATTGTAATCTCCCCCCCCTCCACCACCAGTGGAAGTTATTGTGGAAAATATTGAAGGAGATCCATCATTACTTAAAGATGGTCCAGTTATTCTAGCACCACCACCGCCAACAGTAACTGACATACTTCCAGAAACAGATAATCCACTACCAGTTCTAAAACCACCAGCGCCTCCACCCCCCTCATAACCACCGGCGCCACCACCAGCGACCACAAGGTAGTCAACGGACGTTAACGCTGGGTTAGTGACCGTAAAGGTTCCTGATGAATAAAAGGTATGAACGGTCGTGGTTGGAGTATAAGAAATGGCACCACCAGTTGCTTTAGCGGTTCCTCCGACCTGTCCGATCTCATAACGGACGACTACGATACCAGAACCACCAGCACCTCCCTCAGCTCCACCACTATGAGTATCTCCTCCCCCTCCACCGCCGCCTCTAGAAACAGTTCCATTTGTATTTGTTGTTCTATTTCCAACTGGAGAAGAAGCTATTACCCCATCTCCGGCACCAAAAACAGCAGGTCCAGTTGGTCCACCACCATAACCACCATTTACGGTAAACCCATATCCACCAGCACCGCCACCTCCAGCATATCCAGTAGACGTTCCAGTAATACTATAGTTTAGTCCAGCACCACCATTTCTAGCCGATGGAGTTGGTGTACTAGGTCCTGTACCACCAGTTCCACCCGCGCCGCCGCCTCCGCCGCCGCCAGTTCCAGGTGTATTACTTGGGTCATAAGTTCCTACTCCACCGGTATTTCCCCAACCAGATGGTGGAGAAGAACTATTATCTGTTCCAGAAGAAGAACCAGTAGCAGGTCCAGCTGG